GTACATCTCGATATGAACCTTCAAGAAACATCAATTAAAAAGAGAAGAGTACTTGGAGAAATAGATGATTTAATAGATTATCCATTGAGAAAAGCCACAAAGATGTATCACTATCCAGATGATAGCGATGAAGAGATGCCAAATAAAACAAGACTATCAATGATTAAACGAGCTATGGCAGTCCTCGGAGAACAAAGAGATATAGTAAATAAGGAAATAATTAATTATATTCTAAAAACTAAGACTACTTTATATAATGAGAATAGATATGCTATATTATCTAAATTACAAGATATAGAAGAATTATTTAATTTTTATTTCAGAGAAAAAACTGCCGAATTAGTATTAGCTGCAAGAGCATTAGAAAAAGAAGAGATGGATGCTATTCACAAAAAAGAAGAGGAGAATTCAAATGAAACTGTTTAATTATCTAGTTGTATTTCCAAGCATTGTAATTGTTACAATATCGCTAATCATAGCAGCATGTATTTCGATTGCATTTTTAACATCTCCATCATTTTCAAATACATACTCTTGTATTGAGCATAAATATGAATGGGAACAATCAACTGATGATTGTGATAAGTTGCCTGAATGGCAAAAGTTGTTTTGTAAGGAGCGAGGTGATGTTGCATAAAGATATTTAGTTATCTTGTTTGGTTAGTATCATATGAGTGCAGTAGGCTATGCCAATAGCATCTGTTGCATCTAGCGGTAGGCCATCAATGTTGAGGTTAAAGGTTGAACTTACAGTCTTTGCTACTTCTTCTTTGGTGGCGTTTCCATTTCCGGTTATTTTTTTCTTCATAACTTTTGGTGAGATTTGGTGTATAGGTGGGTTTTCTTGTGTGTGTGTTCTTTGGTAGTGATCGATGAAGGCAATAATGCATGCTGTTTTGGCGCCTTGCATGGCGAAAGAAGACATAGCTCCAAGATTCATGAATACGTTTTCAATGCCTAGAACATGTGGTGGATCTTTTTCTATGAGGTTACTGATGGAGACAAAGATTTGGTAGAGTTTGCTTTCTAATTTTTGTTTTGATTTGAATTTAATGACTCCATAGTTGATAATATTGAGTGGGTTAGACTCAGCTAAGCACCAACCGAGTGTGGTTGTGCTGGGATCTATGCCGAGTATTTTGGTAGGAGAGTCATTCATATGATGGAATATATCTATCTTGCTAGGAAGCTGTATACGGTTGCTGGTTGGGTCAGGAGTCTTAGTAAAGCTTATATTAAACGAAGGAGTCGCACTTCTAAGTTTAATACAAAATTAAGATTTAATATGCAAGATGTTGTTAGGGTTGTTAAGGATCCTAGGAAGGGTTATCTTCCTTATCATTTTTTGGTTGATTTGACTCCTGAGGCAGTTGAGCTTGCAACTAAGAGGTTTTTTAATAATAACGTTATAGGTTTGCTTCAAAGAAACAAGGGTTCTGCCAATCGTTTTGTTCTTGGTTATTTTATTAAAAGGTTATTTTTTGAAGCTCAGTTTAATGAATTGAGTGATATTGAAAAAGCTAATTTTATTCATCTTCAAGTAACTTACTTTGCAGTTTTTAGTGAGTTAAACAAGGCTCTTAATAAGAATAGTTATGTTAGTTTAGAGTTTATAAAGAAGTCTTCTGAGATTGTATTGAAGCGTGTTAGTGATAGACAGACTGCTGTATCTGTAGAGTTTGATGAAAAGATTATGTTTCCGGTTGATAGGTTTTTTGCAAAGTTTATTTATAGGGATCCTAACATAGGTAGAAGAGCTTGGCATCCTAGAAGGCCTTATATTCAGAAGGGTGCTCCAAGAGGCATTGTTCATGATGGTGCTTCTAGGAGTTTTAAGAGATATGCCATTGATGAGGTTAAGATTTTTGGTAAGAAGTATGTGGGTAATAGGACGGGTAAGCGTTTTGCTGGATTAGGTTATGAGCCTTTAGGTTTTAAGCCAAAATCTGCAGGCAGGTATCCGAAAGATTATGTTCCTTTTATTAGGGAGAGTTATCCTGGTCGTGCTAATCCTGATAGGTTGTTAGGATCGAGGGGAAGGATTGCTGTTTTTCCTGCGTTGTTTGCTAACAAAGCTGCTGTTCAGAGGATTACATTTGCTTCTCAGAAGGCTGTTCTTAGGTACTTTAATGGTAGTGCTATTCAGAGGAATGAGATGGCTATTGAGTTTACGCAATTAGCTAGGAACTCTGTGGATCGTCTTGGTTCGATTAGGCATTATCTTAGAGTTAGTGGTTATACAGAATTGGCTGCAGATTTTGCTGCTGCTGGTTTAGAGTTAGCGCATAGGCGTGTAGAGAAATATCAGAAGAGGATTTTGAATCGATTGAAGTTTAGGATCCCGAGGAATAAATATGTTAGGCGTGCTAAAGCTTTGTATGATAATGCATCCCTTCTTCGGCCGCCTGGTCCTTTAAGGCTCAAAGGCCAGAGTATTGCAAAATTTCCTAGAAGGAGAAGGAGGCGATGATTGATCTTGTATCAATTTATAATAAAGGCGTTGACTTTTATTATATATTTATTATAATAAATTAGTTATACTTTTATTATAGTAGGAGTCTTTGATGTTAAATGTAGTTGTGACGGGTAATCTTGCTTCGAGTGTTGAGCCTTCGAAGAATCCTGATTGGTTAAAGGTTAGGGTAGGTTCTAATTCGACAAAGAGGAATAGAGATGGTGGTTATGACAAGGTTACTACTTGGTGTTCTGGTGTTGTGAATGCGAATCAGGTAAAGGGTATTCGTGACAGATTAGTAAAGGGTGCTTATGTTGTAGCTTCTGTATCTGATTGTCATATTGATACATATCAGTCTAGAGATGGAGAGACTAGAGCTTCGTTGGCTTTGGGTATTATACGTATTTTAGAGGTAGGTAAGTCGCCGGTTGATGGCGCTTCTTCTGCGCCAAAGGCTGATAATGCTGTTGCTGATTATAGTCAGCCACAGCATGGATCGCCTAATCAGCAGTCGCAATATCAGCAACAGCAGCAGCCACAACAACAGCAGCCATCTCCATATAGTGCTTTGCCTTACTAGTGGAGGATTCTTATGCCTAGAGGAACCAAAGATGGATTTAAGACTATTGCCTATAAGCAGGATTTACCAACCTCGCAAAGTTCTGATGATCAGCTCGATAGAGCTGATTCAATCAATGAAGTGTCCCAAGAACAAAAGATCGATTATAGTCAATTTCCTAGCAAAGATGATTCATTGAGGATGGAGTGTTATTATAGAGGTTTGCTTAACCAGGCTATATATGAAGAAGCTACAGCTAAATTACTTCCTGTCGAAAATGTCAGGGAGTTTTTAACTTTGATAGGTTCTAGGATGAGGACTTTATTAACGCAATTACCTGATAGATTGAGTCCTAGAGTGTCACATGAAAGTGATGAGGAAACTATTCATTTGTTGATTTCTAGAGAGATAGAACAGATCACTAAATCTTTGATAGAGGAAACATCTGAAGACAAGTTGAATGATGTATTGTCTAATGCAGCTAGAAATCCAGTCATTAAATCACGCAAAATATCTCAATCTCATAAAGGATGATTATGGAGCAGGTAAGAAAAAGAAGACGCTTTAGTACTCAAGAGAGAAAAGAGTTGATTGATTCTTGTAGGAGGATTGGCATCAAAGCTACTAGTGAGAAGTATGGTGTTAACTATCTGACGTTATCATCTTGGCGTAAAAGAATGCCTGAGATGGATTTGAATGCTTGTTCTGATTTGTATATAGAGAAGCTTAATAAGCTTGAGAAGAACTTAGAGAAAAAACTAGCTGAGACCAAGTCTCAGCTAGTTTCGATTCGTCAGAGGAAAGAGGTCTTAAAGACTTGTTCATGAGATAACGATATTACTATTTTCAAATCCAAGATCTTTACATGATGAATCGATTGCTTTGATTAGGACTTCTGTTTTTCCTCTCCAGGCCGTCAGGGATACTGAAACGAGTATCTCTATGTCATTTCCTTCTGTGATTTCAGGGTTTTGAAAGAAGAACATAATCTTTTTGGGAAGTCCTTTGTTATCTCTGATGAATACTTGAGAATGTTCTTTATTCTTTCCAATATGTTCCTTCTTTAAAACACTTGCTTTTATTTTAAATACTGGTTTTGGGAATTTTATTCCGAATGGTTCGTGGTGATCTAGTTCTTCAGCTAGTTCTAAACTTAGCATTTCGGATATTAATTCTCCATCGTATTGTATTTTCTTTTCGAATAAATTTTCATCTTTTGCAAATACTTCTGATAGTCTTACATCTAAGAAATCATTTATAAAGTTTATGTTTTCTTTTTTGAATTTAAAGCCAAATGCCATTTCATGACCACCGATACTTTCAAATAAGTGTTCTTCTTTCTTTAAGATACTGAGAAGATTTACACCTTCGATGGATCTACCTGATCCGTGACAGATGTCGCCGGCTTTATAGAAGAGACAAGGTTTATTAAGTTGGTTAGTAAATTTTGTTGCTGATAGTCCAACGATTCCTAGGTGAAAGTCTTCATGTCCAAAGAATACATATGGTTGGCTTCCATAGATTGATTTATTGAGTTCTTCATTGATGATTTTATTGGTTTTTGATTCTTCGATTTTTCTTTTTAGAAGATTCTCTTTCATCTTTTTAAAGTTGTTGAGGCAAGCTGGGATGTCAGTGTCATCTGAAGTGAAAAAATCTACGACACATTTCATATTGTCCATACGACCACAGGCGTTGATGAGTGGACCAATGGTAAATCCAAAGTCATCACTCGTGAGTTTTAGTGATTTGAGATTGAGAAAATAGGCAAGTTGTTTGAGTGCTAGGTTTTTTGTTTTTTGAAGTGAGGTTCGTGCTTCATGGAAGATGAATCTGTTGCCAGACTCTAGATGCACAAAGTCGCAGATTGTTCCCATGGCTGCAAAGAAAGCTATATTGGATTTGAAGTCATTGTTTGGATCTTGGTATTCTTTCGGAAACCAAAATCTATACATTCTGGTACATATGAGATAAGAGATGCCAGCGCCACAAAGATTGCTGTACATTGTGTTGTCATATTGTTTAGGATTGAAAACGTATGGTGCTGTGGTGATATTTTCGGGAGTATAGGTGTGGTGATCGGTGACGATAAGTTTGATGCCTTTTTGTTTACACCATTCACTTTCAGCTTTGGCAGTAATGCCGTTATCCATAGTGATCACAGTGTCATGGTCGGTGATAACCTTTTCGAGACCATCTATAGATAATCCATAACCAGAGTTTCTATCTGGGATATGGTATGAAAAGTTGTTGTATCCTAGCGCTTTAAATGTAAATATCCAAATCAGTACAGAACAGGTTCCATCTACATCATAATCACCCCATAATAGGAATTTCTTTTTATCGTTTATATCTTCTAAGATGGTTTTTATAATCAGGGTTACATCTATTATGAGTCTTTCTTCTTCTTTTTTATTAAATTCCGATTCTGAATAACGGCGTCTGGTTACCATTGAGTATATGACATCACGTATGATGGTGAATTGTTCTCCTTTGGTTATATCAACCCAGTTCTTTTTTAGATCTTGCATTCATTCTCCTAAAATTATTGTCATAGAAATATACTAACTTGGAACATTTTAGCACATTTCTTCATAAGAGTATAGAGATAAATCAACCTATGTTGATCAGTGAGTGGGCTGATATTTATAGGTATCTATCCGCTGCTAGCTCATCTGAACCTGGTAGGTGGCAGACATCTCGGACTCCCTATCTTAAAGAGATCATGGATTGTATGACTTCACGATCGCCTTACCATAAGGTGAGGCGGATCGTGATAATGAAGGGTCATCAGATTGGTTATACTGAGGGAGTTTTGATGAACTTTCTTGGGTATACGATAAGTCATCAGCCTGGTCCAACGATGATGGTTGGACCATCTGAGAAGAATATCAAGAAGATAGCTCAGCAGAAATTGGATCCAATGATCCATTCTAGTCCTGTGGTTAGGAAGAACATATCTACTTATAGTAGGAGTACTACAAGAAATACAATGATTCACAAGGATTTTCCTGGTGGGTTTTTGGTTTTGTGTGGAGCTACTATTGCTTCGGATTTGGCTGCTACATCTGTAAAGAATCTTTTGTTAGATGAGGTGGATCGTTTTCCTTTGGATACTGAGGGTGAGGGAAGTCCTATAGAGTTGGCTATTGGTAGGACTGCTTCTTATAATCGCAGGAAGATCATTATGGGATCTACTCCTGTGGACGAGGAAACTTCTGTTATTAATAGGTGGTTCTATTATGGAGATCAGCGTTATTACTTTGTTCCATGTCCTCATTGTGGATACTATCAAAAGCTTGTTATTGAGAATTTGATCTTTGATAAAGATGATATTGATGCTGGTGTGATCTATAAGTGTTCTCATTGTGGAGAGAATATAAAAGAATCTAGTAAGACTTTGATGTTGGAAGCTGGTGAGTGGCGTCCCACCAATCACAATGCTAGCGAGACTATTAGAAGTTACCATTTGAATTCTTTGTATTCTCCGGTGGGGTTTTTGTCTTGGTCTGATGTGGCTAAAGCTAAGGTGAAAGCTGAGACTGATGAAGTTTTTGAGAAGACTTTTCAAAATCTTTATTTAGGTCTTCCTTCAACTCAAGCGGCTGATGATTTTCCTTCAGCTCGTTTGTTGTTTAAAAGAGGAGGAGAATACCCAGAGGGTATTCTGCCTTCTCATAATGGAAAAAAGTTAAACTTTTTACTTGCTGGTGTGGATGTTCAGGATGATCGTATAGAAGTTTTGGTTACAGCTTGGCATCGTAAGGTATGTTTTGTGGTTGAACATATTGTGCTTTGGGGAAATACGAATAATGATGCCCATGAAGCTCCATGGGTTGACCTTGCTGATGTTCTTGAGAAGAAATATGATGGTGAATATAGTGAAATTGGTATTACTCAGATGGCCATTGACTCTGGTTATATTCCTCATAAGGTATTTGCTTGGCATAAGAGTCTTAAANATCCTAGGTTAGTGCGAGTTATTCGTGGTGTTCATTCTATTGATGCGATTATTAGCTTTCCTAAGCTTATGGAAGTATCGGTTTACTCTGGTAAGAAGAGTAAGAGAGGAAATCGTTACTTTGATTTGAACACTCATTATCTCAAGAGGGAGATTTATAAGAGACTCCTTATAGATGGTGATGAACTGACTGAGTCTTCTATCTTGTTTCCAAAAGGTATGAGTAAAGAGTTTTATGAGCAGTTGTGTGCAGAGCGAATGGTGCTTGCAGACTCTAATGATCCGATGGATAGGACTGGAGTGAGGCGCTATAAGTGGAGAGCAGTGAGAGAAAGGAATGAAATCCTTGATACGATGGTGTACAATTTAGGCTGTTGGTATGGATGTAACGCAAATAGGTATTCTCAGAACGATGAGAGATGGGATAAATTTGTATCCATTAGAGGAAGGCATTTATAATGGCTGTCAATTTACAAGAAAAGTATGATGCTCTTATTGATGCAATTACGAGTGGTGCTACTCAGATTACGTATAGTGGTAAATCTATTTCTTTCAGATCTATCGATGAGATGGTTGCAACTGCTCGAATGATCCAAAGGATGATGGGAAACAAAGCTGGTAATCCTAAAAGAGCAAGACTCAGATATGTTAATCCTAACATAGGTGGAATTTATCTGGATGAAAACAGAAGGACGCGGTCTTTTTAAGAGGATTTTTACTTCTCGAAAAAAGCAGTTGTTTGATAAGTTAGTTCAACAAGATGGAAAGCTAAAGATTTTAGAGCGTAGATATTACGAGGCTTTAAGAGATCAGCGTAATGTTATTACTCCGCTTTTAAATGATCGTAATCATTGGCAACAAAAACCTTTAAGAGATCAGGCTCGTCATTTGTATGAGAATGATCCGGTTGCAAGAAGGCTTGTTGATTCGATTGTATGTAATATGATCGGTAATGGCGTTACTCCTGTTGTTTCAGGTATAGCTGATTATAAAAAAATTGTGGATAATTTTTTTTATAATTGGATGCATACTACTCAGGGAGATTTCTTCGAGGACAATACGCTCACAGGAATGCAAAGCTTAATTGTGCGTTCTTTGGTTCGTGATGGTTCTGTTTTTATTAGACGTATTATTCGTAATCGTCAACTCACCTTACAGATTCTTGAGGGTGATTATTTAAATGTTAAATATAATGGTTTAGATACCAAAACCAATAATCGTATTCACAATGGAATTGAATTTGCGGATAACGGCAAGGTTGTGGCTTATCATTTGTTTACTCATCATCCTGATAATTTTAGTATTGGTAATTTGACTACTGAGAAGAATAACTTCTTAGAGGTGACTCGTGTACCTGAACGAGACATCTGTCATGTGAAGCGATTGGATCGCGCTGGTCAGATCGATGGTTTCTCTTGGTTGGCACCGGCTCTTGAGAAGATTTGGGATCTTAAGGAGTACGAGGAAGCGAAGCTTAAGCAGCAAAAGTTGCAGGCTAGTTACACGGCTTTTGTGCAGGACAATTTCGAACTATCGGAAGAGGAACGAGTTGAGGACTTTATAGGTTTAAGTGATAACACGTCTACTAATGAGGATAAAGTCCGGGCGATAGAACCTGGATTTGTTGAGGAGTTACCGCCCGGAAAGACGATTACTTTTCCTAATCCTACAGTGACGCCGCACGAAGCGTTCGTAGAACGCTGTCTGCGGCAGATAGCTGGTTCTGTGGGTGTGTCTTATGAGATTTTTAATGATTATAGTCAGGTGAATTTTTCTAGTGGTCGTATGGGATTCTTGGAAATGAATCGTCATATCCGTCATCAATTAGAGACTACAATTATTCCTCAATGTTTCATGAAGATTGCTAATTGGGCGATAACTCATTTGGAATGGAATGAGAAGTTGCCTCCTAATCATGGTGTAACTGTGCGTTGGTCGCCAGAGGCAGCTGTTATGATTGATCCTGAAAAAGAGATACGGTCACTTCAGAATGAAGTGAGTTCGAATTTTATTTCCATGAAAGAAGCGATGTCTCGTTTAGGATATGACTTTGAGAAGACCTTAGAGGAGATTAAAGAGTCTAATGAAAAGCTTGATGAATATGGATTATCTGGGTTAGTATATGGTCAGGGTGGGGCTGTGAGTCGCGAATTTCTTGCTAAGATTAATAAGACTCCGATGGAAAATCGTCAGGATTTTGATATTTATCGTAGGCTTCAAGATGTTGCACTTAAGACAGATCAGGCTAATTTAGAATCTATAGAATTAAATAATGAACAAATTGGTAGTACAGAAAGTTCGTCAGAAAGTCCGCCAGCATAGGGGAGATGTATGGTTAAAGTTTTGGATAAGCGCAAGTCGGAAAGTTATGTCAGAACATCAAAGGGTTATCATTTAGTTGATGTGGTTGTTTCTACTGGTTGTTTTGTTTGTCGCGAGGAACAAAACGAGAGTGGTGAGTGGGAGATGTTTGAGCGTGGTCTTGAGATTAGCCATGATGCTATTCGATTGGATCGTCTTAAGCAGGGTGCTCCAGTTTTAAACAATCATCATGACGGGTCTCAGGATCGTCTTGATGTTGGTGATGTTATTGGCACAGTTGAGAATGCTTGGATTGAGGATACGGATAATGGTCCAGCATTGATTGCTCGTTTGAGATTATCTTATATTTCTGAGCAAGAAAAAATTATATGTAAAAAAGTGGAAGCTGGAATTTTAAGAGCTGTTTCGGTTGGTGCTCAAGTTCATTCTCAGAAGAGAATAGAAGATGGACCAAGTGGAACTGTGAGGTATTTAGCAACGGATTGGGAACCGCTTGAGTTAAGCTTGGTAGCGATTCCTGCGGATTTTGATAGTATTATAAGAAGTAAACCTAAATCGAAATCAAAGAATTATTATAAATTTGTTCATTCAGACATGAGATTTAAAAGGGAGAAAAAGGTGGGTAAAGAAGCCAAAAAGGATGGGAAGCGATTATCTCAAGATCGGTTAAAGTTAACCAATCTTGAATTGATTGATAAATTATTTGCCCATCTTAGTGAAGAGGAACGAGATCTTTTTTTACAGGGTCTTGAGCGACGTCAAGAGGAGATGGATCCAGCTGCTGAGGGTGGTGAAGGAGAAGGAGAAGGAGAAGGAGATGCTGAGTCTACAGTTACAGAGGATGATGTAGTTGATGCTGCTCTTGAAGCTGCTGATGCTGCTGTTGAAGCTCTTCCGGTTGATGGTGCTGCTGTTGATCCTGCTGTGACTGAAGATGTTGTGGATGCTGTGATGGAAGTTCTTGAGGATGATCTTGAGGATATGATGACGGATGAGCCTGTTGAGGAACCAGAACCAGCGATGGAAGGTGATGCTGCAACTGAAGAGGCTATGTCTCGTGCTCGTAAGCTTGCAATTAAAAAGAATAGATTAAGAAGACATTTTCAAAAAAAGCTATATAAGAAAGTTAAGTCTCCAATGATTCAGAGACGATTAGGTGTTTCGGCTAATGGTGCTTATAAACGTACCAATGATACGATTGTTAGAAATAAAGCGATTGCTTCTATTGCTTCACGGATGACCAATAATACTGATCCAAAATTTCGTCAGCAAGCTGGTGAATTTCATGGGAAACCTACACTTGAGATTTGTCGTCGTTTGCTAGAACAAGCTGGGGTTTCTAAAGCTCGAGACATGTCTGGTGATAAGATTTATCGGATGGTTACGGGTAGCCGTCGACGTTATGAGACTAGAGCTGCTGGACCAATCATGGCTTACGCCGATCTTGCTGCTCTTGTTGAGAGTTCAGCTACCAAGGCTGTGACCTCAAGTTATGAGCAATTTAGAGGTGAGCAAACTTTTACAGGATTTGTGAAACGTAATACGGTTGCTGATTTTAAAGATCAGGATCGTGTGAGTATTTCTGATTCTGGTGCTTTAAGCAAGGTTCAGCCTGGGGAAGCTCATGAGATAGATAGTCTTGATGTAACTAAAGAACAGTTCAAAGTTGAGACTTATTCTAAGATCTTTCAAATTACACGTCAGGCTTTTATCACTGATGATACTCAAGAATTGGGTAAGATTTTTGCATCTGGTAAGGGTGCTGCTGATGTGGAATCGGATCTTGTTTATGAGCAGGTAACTAATGGAAGTTATGGTGGTCAGCCGCTTTATAGTAATGGTCGTAATACGTTAACAGCTTCAACTCCTTTTAGAAGTAATGTGAATCAGCGTGCTCCTCAGTATAATTATGATGGTGTTATTGCGATGCAGGTTGCTTTACGTAAAAGACTTGGTCCCAAGGGTAGTAAATTAAACCTTAATTTAGGGTTTGTTCTTGTTCCTGTTGAGCTGTATTTCATAGCGCAGCAGGCTGTTTCAAGTGCGTTTACTCCATTGTCATCTGAGACTATCAACCCTATGGCTGGTGCTTTTCAGGTGGTTACGGATCCAAGATTAAGTGATGCATCTACGACTTCTTATTATGGTGTAGCTAAAGAGGCTTCTAGTGTGTATCCCTGGATAGAACTTGCGAACATCCAAGGAACAACTGGTCCCACTTTAGAACCAGATATAGATTTTGATACGGATGTTATGAAGTGGAAGGTCGTCCATGACGTGGGCGCTAAGGTTCTTGATTTCCGTTTAGGTCATCGTTGTGACGCTTAATTTTAATTAAAAAGGATTTTATCATGGCTAAAAATTTGGGTTCAGCAGGACCTACCTATGAGGTCACAGCGCCAGCAGATGTTTCTTCTGGTGAGGTTGTGGCCGTTGGTTTGATTGTTGGTATTGCTCTGGATGATGCTGCTCGTGGTGAGCCTGTAGTTTTACAGACTGAGGGATCAGTATCACTTTCGAAAACAGCTAATAATATAGCTGTTGGTCTTGGTGCTCGTGTGTATGGTACTACATCTTCTAATCAGGTGAATACGACTGCGGCTTCTAGGAATTTTGTGGGTTATGCTTTGAATGCATCTCCTGGTGGATCTGCTGCTGAAGTTAAGGTGCTCCTTGCTCGTCCGGGTGCTTAATGCCTATCTTTAAGATATATGCAGATGTTGCGGCTCACTCCATGGTTTCGACCATGGGTGAGCCGATTTTATTAGCTGAGCAATCTTCAGAGGATCTTTTAGTTGATGCTTTGGAGATTAAAGGTATTTTTGACGAGACGATTACTCAGAATTCTGATCTTTCTGTAGATGTATTGATTCAGCAGCCTAATGTTATTTTCTTAGATGATGATGTTGAGGCTTTAGATCCTAAGGATGTGCCTAAGAGTAGGACGTTAAGTAGGAAGAATTGGTTTGTTATTCGTCCATTGACTGGAAGGCATTATGAAATTGCTGACATCAATAGAGATGAGACAACTACGACTCAATATTTATTAAGAGAGGTTTGATGCCTACGATTGATTTGTCATCATATGTTGATAGGAAGACTGGTGATGCTGGTGCTTTTGATTCTTTGTTGATTAAGAAAAGTATTAGGGATGCTATTGCTGATAGGTTGTATGAATTGATGGTTAGTCCATTGAAGCATTCTTTTTTTAAAAGAGAGGAAGTGAATTATTTTGTTGCTCCTTCTATAGACTCTGTGGATGAGAGTAGGTTTTTATCAGGTAACGAAAAGGATTCTAGTCTAAATGATCCTGACTTGCCTGGTCTTTATGTGGTCTTTGAAGATGATCTTGTAAATAGAGATGAGATTACCAATATTAATTGGACTAGTGAGAGTACATTAACTATTACTTATTTTAGAAAAAGTATGGACAATCCTGACTTTGATACTTCGTTGCCTGCTTCTACTGGTAGGGGTAATAATCCTAGGAAGGTGGCTTATACGAGTAAGACTACTAATTTGTTAGTAGAGGATTTGGAAGTTGTTGCTTTGATGTTTGATTTTGAGATTCAGAAATCAGCCCAGGCTGGGCTGATTTCTGGTGTTGTTGATACTAGGCTGCTTGATGCTACTTATACCATACCGCCTGATACAGGAAGGGTGTATGGATCTGTGCAATTGAGATATAATATAGTATATCGGGTAGATTATCGAAATTTAGGGAGAGTTTAAAATGGCGTTGATAAATACTAGGGGTAAAACGGCTGCGGTGATTGAGAAAGATACCGAAAGCTCTTTGTTAAAGCCCACGAAAGGAGAGGAGTATGTTGCGCTTCAGGCGGATTTTGCCCTGACTCCTGCTTTTGAGACTATCGAGAATTTAGAGATTAAAGATGACATTATGGCTTCTAAGTCAGTCATTGGTAGTGAGACTCCTTCTGGTACTTTTAGTCACTATCTAACAGGTAGTGGTGTTGAGGGAAAGATTCCTGAGTATCATGTTTTCTTGCATTCTTCTTTTGGTAGTTATCGGAATCCTATATTGGAGAACGGAACTGAGGATGAGACTGTTGCTGGATCAACTACTACTGTGATCAATGCAAACAATAGTGGCGTTCTTACTTTTGATAAGGGTGAGGCTTTATTGATTAAGGATGATACAAATGGTTGGAGTATTCGTCCTGTAAGAAGTCAGAATGTTGCTGATAAATCTTATAATTTAGCCTTTGCATTGGAGAAAGCACCTGGTGCTGGAGTTAAGTTAGGCAAGGCTATTACTTATATTCCTCAGTCTGCTGGTCAACCTGTTTTTGATGTTTGGGAGTATTTTTCTAATAACGGTGGTAATCAGAATATTGTTAATTGTCGAACGGTTTCGGTGGCTATTCAGGCAGATGCTGATGCTAACATTAATGCAACGTTTGGCTTTGAAGGAACGTCATATCGTTTGAATCAGGATTTTTCGACGAGCTTTACGACTGGTACTTCGATGAGAAGTGTGGTTGTCCAGTATGGATCAACACCTACTAAGCTTCTGTTAACGTTAGCATCAACTTTAAATAGGGCGACTGGTATTGCTGCAGCTACAGAGCTTCAGACTAAGATGAGAGCTTTAAGTGGGCCGACTGGTTGGGATGATATGACGGTTACCTTTAAGGATGATCGTTTTACTTTTGATGTTTCTGCAAATGGTTCTCCTTTCTATTTTGATTTTGCTGATTCTGCAACGCACGCGACAATGGATACATTTTTAGGCTTTTCTGGTCAGAGATCTGCAACAGCAACTCCTACATCTTCTTTAACTTCTGATACTTTTGCTGGTGATCGAGATTACACTTCTGGTATAGATCCTGTTTATGATAGTCAGGATCCAGCTATTGCTAGGGATCAAAGGCTGTTTGTTGGTGATCAGTTTGATAGTGTTTGTTTGGATGCTACTTCGGTATCTCTTTCTGTAAATACTCCTAAGACTATTATCAAATCTGTATGTGCTCCTGATGGTAACTTTGCAACTCTTCTTACCTCAAGAGATGCGACATTGTCGGTGACGGCTCTTTTGCAGGAAGATGATCAGAGATTCTTTAGAAAATTTAAGAATGGTGATTCTGTTCAGTTTGCGTTTTTGGGTGGTAAAAAGCGTAATCAGAGATGGGTGCCTGGAAACTGTTTTAGTTTATATGGATCAGAGGCTTCTATTAATTCATTTGCTTTGGGTGAGGCTGATGGGGTTTATAGTTTGACGTTAGATTTATTATGTTATTCTCCTGGTGATGGTAGTGGTTCTATTTTTCTGTCTTTTCTATAGGAGTTTGCATGTCGGGTAAACGTTATATTAGTAATTATGAAGTTAAGCTCATTAGTTTTGGGAATATTATTCATGGAAAAATTGAATATTATATTCCTAGTGTAGATAGGAGGTTGCATTATGGTGTTCGTCGAGAGAATGAATTAGAAGGCGATCCTAATGGAAATGTTAAGTTTATGGCTAGAGTGTTAAAGCTTTCTGAAGAGGATATATGTTCTGTTGATTTGAAAGTATATCCTGCTGCAAAAGATGAAAAAGGTGAGGTTATAAAAGATCAATTGAAGGATTGGGATTCTTCAGGTCTTGAGTGTGTAGAACATATTATTGATAAAGATTTATTGAAGTATTTTGATTTTGGTCAGGAGGTAACTCTTGATTTTATGCTTCATATGTCTAAGGGGTTTGTTCCTGGAAAAAAGTTCAGAGTGACTTAAAGGAGCTTATTTTTTGTGTTTATAAAAATATTCATGTTGATAGTCCTTATCATGGTTTATTAAATCTTTATTATCATCATAAAGCTTTAAAGGAGATTGGTTTTACTTTTAATCCTAATGATTATGATCCTCGTCATTTATGTCTTTTGTCTTTTGTTGAGAGTGAATTTAGATATTTAGAGTCAAAGGAGATGAGAGAAAGACAAGCTAAAACAGAGGCTAATATGAAAATGAAACGGGGTAAAATGTAGGGCATGCCTAACGAAAATCTTAATTTAGATATTAATACTAGCTTTAATGGCCAAGGTGCTTTAACTGCTGCAAATAGATTATCTGCTGCATTTTTAGATAATGAGAAAACAGTTACTAAGTTTTCTAATGCTTCTAGAGAGAGTGTAGAGTCTCTTCTTGAGGTTGCTGGATCTCAGGAAGCTATTACTATCTCTCAGCAAGCATCTATTAAGTTGAGTGCTCTTTTGGATGCTGCTCGACAAAAGACAGGAGCTATTACTGAGAGATACGCTAGAATTCATAATGTAGCTGCTGAATCTATTGTTAATGTTAATCGTCGTACTGCTCAATTAACTCTTAATTTGCGTGCTATTGATGCAGCAACGCAAACGTCTGCCGATGCTACTGAAAAATTTGGTCTTGCAATTAGTCGTATATCTGTTGTTTCTGGTAGAAGCAGAGCGGATATATCAAAGTTTGCTACATCGTTAATTAAGTTGGGTGAGTCTGAACAACAGACTGCAAATGTATTAATTGCTGCATCGAATATTTCTTTAAAGAGTGGACAGGAATTTAATAAAGTTGCTCAGGATATTTTAAATACTTATTCAGGAACTACTACAGAATTAGATAGAATAGGAGTTTTAACTCAAGAATATACTAAATCTCAATTGCGTGCTGGTGCTGCTGTAAGGGATATTAATAAAAATTTTGGTGGTGTAGTTGAACAGCAAAGAACTATAGGTAATTTATGGAGAAGGCTTACTAATTCTATTAGTGTTGTATTTGATATTATTGCTGATGCTTTTGCTAAAAATGAAACGTTATTTACTTCTGCTGCCGCATTTGTTGAAGATATGGTTGTTGGTATTGGTGCGTTTGCATTGGGAGTTATTGAGTCTGGCGTTGCTTTTGAGAAGACAAGAAAAGTTGTTTTTGCCATTGTTTCTTTTATAGATGGACTTATTGGTGGTCTTCTTTTAATTCCCAGAACTCTTATTACTGGATTTAGAACATTAGAAGCTGGTCTTAGAACTTATAATAATTTTCTTACTCAAACTCTTCTTAAGTTACAAAGGTTTTTTGGTAAGATTAGTGAAGAGGATTTTTTAAAAGAATCAGCTAAGTCTGCAAAGAGTATGGAGGATAGCTTTGATAGGCTCGCAAAATCTGCTACTAGAACACAGAATGCTTTCTTAAATAATCCTTTTGCTGGAGCAAACACTGATGTTAATGACAGTGCTAGAGATAGAGTTCAAAAAGCTTTGGACGACATGCTTTCTAAGCTTTCTACTGAAGAGGATTTTAATAAGTCTAAAGATAAAGATGATAAAGCAAATAATAAATTAGTAGCTTCTTTGGGTAATAATATTATTCTTAGGTTATTAGATCTTAATGAAGAATATAAGAATTTTCAAAGAGATTTTGCAAAGACTAATACAGATCTTATTAATGGAGTTGATAAGCTTGAGTTTCCTTTGTCTAAATTTGAATCTATTCAAAGCACAGCTATTGCAAATGGTTTAGCAGATAATGCTGATTCTCTTAATGTGATATTTACTAAACAATTTGATAAAGAAACGGCTGCTTTTAATAAAGCTCAGGCAAAAGCTTTGATGACAAGGAATGCGGCTAGTCAAGCGATTATAGAGGAGATTAAAAGTAATGCTGCAGATCAAGCAACATTAACTACTGAGGAAGCAAAATCTGCTAGGCAGTTTGAATCTGATTTAACTTTAAAAAGATTGGGATTTACTCGAGATTCAGCTGATCGAACTATTGCTGCTAATAGGGAAACGTTTGATAAAAATACGCAGAATCTTGGTGATAGATTTCAGGATAGAATAGATCGTCTTGCTGATTTAGCTGTTCAGGCTGATAAGAATAGACAGGATGAAGCTAAACAAAGAGAGGAAGCTGATAAGAAAGCTACAATGGCTCTTGAGGAACAATATAAAGTTATTGGTGGATTTATACAGCTTGCAGCTACAGCTATAGCTGATACGTCAGAAGAGGATGCTAAGGCTATAGCTGATATTAATAAGACAGCCAATGAAGCTGTGATGTCTGCTCAAGAGACTGCTAATAATACTTTGCAGTCTCAACAAGAGGCTATTGTAAAGGCACAGGAAACGAACGCAAAGACTATAACTGACATTGAAAAGAAAAGAGATGATGCTCTTGCTGCAGCAGATTTGAAGCGAGAGGATTTTCTTAGGAAAGCTTTGCAGTCTGCTAGGTCAGGAAGTGGTGGAGATCCTGCGAAAGTACGAGCTGCTTTTAATGAGGCTGTGCTGCAAGCGGACAGAGCTAGAACTAAGGCTATCGAAGTTGCTCAAGATTCTTTTGCTAAGTCTCAGGAAACTTTGAATCAGTCTGTTATTACTGCGCAGGAGGGTATTCGTAAGGCTGAAGAGATGAGATTGCAGACATCAACTGAAGCTCAAGAAGAAGCTAGGAAAAATGTAGAGGAATATCAAGCGGGTGTTGATGAAGCGGCTTCAGAAGGAGGTGAGAAGTTTACTGATGCGGCTATTTCAGCGTTTGCAAAAGATGCAGTAAAGGAGTTGAATCCTGTTCTTGGTGCTTTGGTTGACCCAATAATAGCCTTGCTTAATGGATCTCCTGAGAAAATTGATGCATTTATAGATGGTATAGTTGAAGGTGCTGTGAAATTTATTACTGCTATTGGACAGAGAGCTCCAAAGATTATTACTACTCTTATTAAGAGGCTTATTGAGGCTCTTCCTGAGCTTATTGAAAATGCTACGACTGCTTTTATCGACTCTATTCCTGTGATTGTTGAAGCTGTAGTGGGATTGGTGCCATTGATTATTGATGCTTTTGTTAAGTTTATGATTGAGGGTGTACCGAGGATTGCTGAGTCATTAGCAAAGGCTATTGGCTTTGGTATTATTGGATTAATTAATACTATTATAGGGCATCTTAATAATTTACCTTTTGTTAATTTAGCTACTATTCCTATTCCTGGAGATGAGGCAGGTGCTCAATCTGCTGATGCTGTTGGTTCTGGTACGAGTATTGTTGGTGCAGGTGCAGGTAATACATCTGCTGTTACTGAGACAAGAGTGCCTTTTAGTATGCCTGATGTAGACACTTTGAATAATACGGAAGCTTTAAAAGAACTTACTGATACTGTTATAGAGAATAGTGCAGAGACCAAGAAGAATACTGATTCTAAGGTTAATCCTTTTGAGTTGCCATCACAGTCTCTTTCGGGTTTTATTTCTTCTGGTCAGGCATTTAATCCTTTCTTGGATCCTGGTTTAATTGTAGATCCTAATCAGCAGAAGGAGCCTGTACAATTAGTCATTAGAGTTGGTAATAAGAGCCTTGCTGATCTCTTTCTTGATTTGCAAGAGTCTGGTTATACAAGAGAGGTTGTGGTTTAATGGCAAGCTTTTCTATGTATACCCGTATTTCTATAGAGATCTATGCTGTATTCCCTGGAGACACCACAGACTTTACTGCGAAGTATAAAGACTTGCCGCCGTTTTTAGGTAAGGGTTTGGTTGTTCGTCCTAATGATGATGTGGAAACGTCTTTGGTTAATCCCAATCTTGATGCTGAGGTTTGGGAATTAGAAAGCTTTGATCCAGATCAGATATCGATCCCATCTGGGATTTCCATCCCAGATGGATCGACAATCTATACAGCTCATGAGATTGTTGTTTCTAATAGTTCTTTGGATACTAAGGCTAATCCTTGTCTTCAAGAAGCTCCTACGATCAGCGAGGCTTTGCCATCGCTGACTAATGGGATAACAGATTCTCAAGGGATTAGCTTTACTCTGTTGGATCCTTCTTTGTCTGTGTTCTTTGGTAGTGATTTTATATCTACCAATTCTAGAGTTGTGATGTCCCGCCTTTGTCAGAAGCGGGACAAATCAGGCTATACTGCTACTAATGTTTTTGTAGGCTTTATCACAGATGTGAGTCATACCAATACAAGTGTAAGTGTCTCAGTTAGGAACCAGACAAAACAGCTGGATCAACCTGCTACATTTGGCTTTGAGGATGAGTTAGTTAAATGGAATATCACTGATTATAAGATACCTATTATTTCAGCTATGTTGATACCTTATTCGATTAGTGTGCAGAAGCACACTCCTCAGCTTGTTGCTCCATATCCAAGATGGCGTTCTAATTATAAGGGTTTGTTTCTTAGCATACAGGAGAAGCAGCGTCGTGAGAGTGAAGAGTATAGAACCTCACAGAGTATGGAAAGCACAGACCAGACTTCTTAATGGGCAGATGATATGACGATACATGTTAATGCTAAAGCTGCAGGTGGAGGACTTCAAGCAGATAGAGGTTTTGGTTTTGGTAAGTTTGGTTATCTTAATGAAGTTTTTTTTACTCGTGGACGAAGTTTAGCTAGGCTTGATACTTCCAGTGTAACTGATGGAAAGCCTGTAGATGATGTGGGTATTGCTTATGGTGCTGATAGCAATACCTTTTGGATTCCTTGGTCTTCTAAGGGTAATGATGTTGCTGATGCTCTTGTTAATTTTAGACTGTCTGATCAGAATACACTTAGCCGTGCACAGAAAACTATTACTTCTTATACGGTAAGATTACCAGATACTGTTCTACCTAATATTAATGATAATTATAATTTTCCTAGAAATGACACTGATTATATAGATAGGGCTTTAAATGTAAAATTTGCTCTTAGAAGGTATTCTAGTTTTTCTGATGTTACTGGTACTAGGGTACGAGAGTTAGGTGCTATTAGGGCAGATAGTTCTTTAGAAGCACAGTCTGTAGGTAAGTCTCCAGAGGGTTTGTGGGATTGTATTTATTTTGGAGAGGATTATCTTGGAGGAGATACTATTACATTAGGTAATAGAACTGTTCCTCAGTATGCTAAATATCCTAGTCCTTATAGTACTACTAGTTCTAGTCCTTTATATGATGCTAGGTTTGCTTATCTTGCTAGAGACGGTTATCAAAGTGGGGCTCATTATTCTTTGTTTAATGAAGACTATGGTTTTGGTTTAACTAATGCAGAGAATGAGGCTCAGTGGCGTTCTACTATTAATAGAAATCGTTTTAATTTAAAGTTTAATAAAATAGTTCAGGTTTTTGGTGGTGGTGCTACTGGTGTTTGTATAGTTTGTGAATATCAAGGTACAGGTTTAGTTTGGACTAAAGAAGAATATGCTCATAATAATTTGTATTATTCTGCTTCTGGTAGGTATAGAAGAAGAGAATCTCGATATGCTGCAAGGGTGGGTCGAAAGTTTTATTATTTGTTTAGATTCTTTAGTGATAAAATAAAGCATAATCACAGTCCTATATTTTTAGATAGTTATCCACAAAGAAGAAGCTTTCAGCCTTATTTTGTAAGTATAGGCGATGGTCCTTCCACTGGTTCTGTTGTTGGTGGTGTTGGTAGGCAGACATATATTTATACTTTTAAGTTAGATTTCCTTCCTGAGAATTTAGAGAGGGGTCTTTTAGCTCCTTCCTTTTTACCTAATAGAGGTCGTAGGACTCCTCAGATTTTATATATGGGAAGTTCTTTGGATTGGGATGCTATTGATTTTTCTGCATTAGGAGCTTGTCAGGTAGCTAGTAGTCCTAAAGATGGAACTTATCCTTATAGATATCAATATAGGTTAGGTGGTGAAGAGTTTGTTAGCGATAATGATATTGTAGCTAGGAGATCTATAGAGCAAAATCTTAATGCTAATAACTTTTATGCTAATCCTGTAAATGCCATAAAGCCAGGTAAAATTGATATCACTTCTGAAGGAGTATTCTTTCCTGGTAGGTATAAGACTAAAGGAACTTCAGCTTCTAGGGTTGCCTTTTCTAAAGGTAAGCAGGGTTTTCATTTTGGTAATTATTTTTATGTTTATCAAGGAAGTGGTGTATATCGTGCTTGGGGATATTCGTCTAAAGACGATAAAATGATTCGCTTTGAAGATGAGGATATTGTTCCGAAGCCAGGGACTAGTGGTTTTTTAAATGGCAAGTCTGCTGTACGAGCTCCTCGAGGAGGAGACTTTATTAGACAGGGATCTTATTGGTCATTAGAAAAAGCTCAAGGTGGTGGTATTGGTTTGTTTGAGCATACAGATACTATTCGTATTGCTCCAGCTCCAGAGAACAATCCAGAAGAAGATATAGATGAGGATGAGATAGAAGGTGTTGATGATATCTCTGAAGACATTAGGGTTATTAAGGATTATGTTGAAAGCTTAACTCCTAATTATGTTTCTTTTAATAAAGCTGAATTAGTTAAAACATTTATTCAGATGAAAAGAGATGGTACTGTTAATTTTAACAGAGGAATCTTTATTCTTGCTTCTGAGGAAGATGAGCCACAAGTAGATCTTGGTAATGGAGTGACGATAACTCCTTTAGAGCCTCATGATCATAATTTTAGATTGTGCGTAAAACCTGATGATGTGGTCAATCCTTATATTGGAATAGGTCAAGCGCCTTCTCCTATTAACATTGGCACCACCTTTACCCGATGGGGTACCATCGGTAAAGGTGGTTTCTCTCCTGTAGAGTACGATCCTACTGCTTCTACTCAGGATTTTAAAGAACTTAGAGAGAGGATAATAGAATCTCCTGAAGAGGCTCTTAGTGAGTTAGCTGAAACCAATTATAGTAGATATGCTTATAATGAGAACCGTCCACCGCATCCTTTAGATGCTATGTTTTTTGCTAAGGTAAAAGACTCTGTATTTTCTTTTCAATGGTATAACTATCATAATAAAAACAATTTCTTTGAGGCTAAGCCTAAACCTAAGTTGTTTTATACTACGAATTGGATGACTTATGTACTTCATGGGTCTAATTTAATTGGAGAAAGTAGTAGAACAAGAACAGCAGTTAGATCTAAGGATCTTTATGCTACTGAGAGTAATTTTAAGGATTATCAGTATATTAATGATAATTATACTGATGATCTTGAGCTTTATACTTTAGATAAGACTCTTTTACCTAATGTGGAGTATCAAGGGCCTGCAGCTGAGTTACTTAGGATGATGCCTAGTTTAAGAAGGCAATTCTCTTCTGCATTTCCCAAAGGCTATACAGATGGCGTCAAAAATTGGCCAAGCTTTAGTTATAGGCACTCTAAAACAAAGGGTGGTGCTTATTATGTTACTGCGTCTTATCCTGAGCCTGATAGAGGCTACTATGATATATCTACAAGGGAGAATATTACTTCTTATCTAGGATTTATCAGAGCTCAGTACTTTACTGGGTATTATCATCATGATCAGTATAAGACTGAATTTGCTGATACTCATTTGTTACCTTCTGTGTTTGTGTATGCATGTATTAAGGGAGCCGGGTTGGAACCCGGCTTCCCTCAAAGAGGATATCCTAGTGGTTATAATGATTTAAATAATCACAGGATGCAGTTGATTGCTGATACTGATACTTCTTATAATGATTTAGTTAAAAGGGTTTTGCCTGGTTTGGGTTATGTGCTTCGTCAGAATTCTGCTAATGGCACAATGGATTTAGTTAATTTGCATGTGATTCCTGAAGATCCTTTTACCTTTACTAGTGATGAGATTATGTTTAAAGGTGTTGCTTATAATACTGCTAGGCAGACCAGTACGATTATCTTTGAGAATGATGATATGCTTAGGGGTGATAATACTTTAGAGGAGTTTAGAGTTACTACTGATGAGAATCCTGAGATTGATCATCGTGAGCAGGGTCGGTTGGTTATTTATAATAAGAATGTATTTGTTCTTGGTAAGAGTATTACTATCAAGACTGGAACTTGGACGTCTTCTTTTGAGTTAGTGGCTGATCAATTGTCGAGTAGACAGGACACATATTCTTGGAGTTGTAGCAACAGTGTGTTGATAGATGATGAGGGGAATTTAGGTGGGCCAACTGTAGGAGACTATGCTAGATTGGATAGTAGGTTGATTCCTACTCAAGATAAGTCTGCTGTAGTTTTGATTACTTCAAAGTCTCAGAATGAGAGCATGACTGATTTTATAGGTGTGAGGTTTTCTAACTAATGTCTATTAAAAACAGCATTCAAATATTAGATCAGAATTATTTAGTCACATTAGATAATGTTGATTTAAGGTTTGGAACTTCTTCTTTATTCAAGTCAATTATTCCTGTTAGCAATAAGTTTGGTGGAGATGTAGCTAATACAGACACTAGGTTTAGAACTGTTTTAAGGACTGACTTTAATGTTGCAACTAATACTAAGATGAGGGATGGAACTTATAATCAGTATGCTCAATTTGTTATTGATTTTGATCCCATGCTTCAACATAACTCTGGTTTAAATAATATTGTTGTTAGAGTGCCTTTTCTTGAAAATGCTAATTCTCATAAATATCAGATCTTAGTAGAGATTTATGATGAGCTTCCTGAGAATGACTTTGATGCTTTAAACAATAAGCCTAAAGAGGTGTATTGGGGCACTAGGGTTTCTTTGACTTATTGGTATATATTCTGTCCCTATTATATAGGGACAGTTAAATACCGTATAAAGTTTTATGATCCTGAGACTGATGTTGATACTGCTTTAACTGTTAGTGATATTTTTATGGGTAATTCTTTGAATATAGGAAGAGCTCCAGGACAAGGTTTATCTCATCAGAGGATTGATCCTTCTGTGGTTTTTCAAGCTGACAGTGGAAGAAAGTATTTTCTTGCTAAGGAGAAGTATAATACCATTACTAATATACAGCTGCCATTGTTAGATAGATGTATTAAACAGACTTTGTCTTATTGGTTTGAGAGAGTGGGTATTTGTAATCCTTTCTGGGTGGTTATGGATCCTCTTAATCAGTGGGATGCTCCTAGTTATGGGGTTTCTTTTGGGGCGTATCGTCTTACTCAGATACCTGTTTTTCAGCATCAGTTCTATGACTACTTTTCTACTTCTCTCTCATTAGAGGAAATTGTATGAGTGATAATTTTTATGACGTTGGGGAAAGAAAAGAAGATACAGGTATGCCTGTTCCTAAGGAGGCTCTTCAGCAGGGAGGTACTCAGGGAACTGCTGGAGCTGGGATTCCTGGTCCACAGGGGCTAACAGGTCCTCCTGGTCAACGAGGTCCCAAGGGTGATACTGGTCCAGCTGGTGCTCCTGGAGCTAGAGGTCCTAGGGGTTATCCTGGAGATGGTGGTTCAGGTGGTGGAGGCACTCGGGTTGTTGCTAACCCTAGTGGTTTTATTCCTTCGAATGTAACTATGACTTCTATCGAAGTTGATGATGTAAGGTATTTGATTTCTGATGAGTCAAAGTCTGCGGTTGAACCAAACCCTTCTCTTGATAGTGGTTATGGATCTCTTCCGCTTTTAAATGCTGTTTCTATTGATAACACTCTCTTTCGTGTTCCAGGTGGTGAAGACGAAGCTAGTTTGAGTTTGCACACTGGCATCTTCATGTTGCAACGTGACATTTTGTATTTTGCTCCTAGTCCTGGTCCTATTAATACTAATAGACAACCTATGGAGGTATCTACAACTCTGGAGTTTGGTATAGGAGAGCAAAGTCCTCAGGCGTTAGTATTCCATGATGGTGTTTTATACATGATGGGAGAAACTTTCTTTTATACGGTAAGTCCTATTAATGGTATAGCTTCTAGAGTTAGCTTTAATCAGAACCTAGGTATTGATGATGTTTCATTTACAGGGTTAGCTTCATTTAAGGGTACTTTGTATGGAGTTGCTGTAGATACTGTTGCTAGGACTGACAGTTCAAAGACTGCTCTTTATACTATTAGTCCAAGATTAGGGTTAGCTACTAAAGTAGGTACTGCTGATAGTTTTGGTATATCTGTTAGTCCTACTGGTTTAACTGCTGATCGTAATAAATTATATATGGTAGGTAAGGATTCTAGAGGTCACTATTTAGTTGAGGTTGATCATAATACTGGAGTTGGTCAAAAGATAGGTACTGAGAATGACTTTGGATTTAGAAAGTATGATAATGAATTTCGTGACCCAGATAATCCTGATACTCTCAATGGTATTCACGGTATAGTTGATCACCTTGGTTCTTTGTATATACATTTTGATAGCAACAGATTTGAGGCATTTTTATTCAAAGTAGAGAAGAGCACTGGTAGTATTGTTTTTACTGATGAATCTGGCTTTGAAACTAATGCTACATTTCGTATTCTTCCTGGTTTAGCCGTGATTACGGGATTAGCTTCTTTTGTTCAAACTGCTTCTGAGGATTTGATTTTAGAATCAACTCTATATATGTATGGACGGGATACTGAAGCTCTTTATGCAGTTGATAGTATTACTGGAAGAGCCAAGCTGGTTGGTGGAGCAGGAACATTTGGCACTCAAGGTATGGCTTTTCATAATAATGAATTGTATTCATTGAGTGGTCTTGCTCTTTTTCTAATTGATAGAAATACTGCTGTTGCTACAAAGATAAGCACTGTAAATAATTTAGGTTTATCTCCAAGTCAAGATCCTTTTATAACATTTAGTGTTCTTGGTATGGTTTCTCATAATGATGCTTTGTATGCAGTTATTCATGAATCAACTGATACAACAGATAATGTTGATTTATATGCAGTAGATACTTCCAATGGATCAGTTAGTAAAATTGGAAATATGGGTACTGGTTCAAATACTCCTGTCCTTGGAATGACTTCATTTAATGGTATTGTTTATATTTTGGGAAATGATGCTCTTTATACTCTTGATACTTCTACTGTTAGAGTTACAAGAGTTGCTCGATTTACAGTTGAAAATCCGATAGGTTTAACTGCATTTAATAATAATTTATATATGGTTGGTAGGACAGGACGTAATCCTTTAAATAATACTCCTAGACATGGACTTTATACAATCAATCCTTCTAATGGTAGAGCAGTTAGGGTTGGTAATTTAGTAGATTTTGGTACTGAGGCTATTATCACTAATAGGTTTGGACAAGAATTTGGTGAATCTCAGGGTGGTCTTTTAGCTACTTATATTTTTGATGGTGTTATACCTGCTGGTACAGGTGGGACGCAAGTTGTTGCTAACCCTAGTGGTGAGGATGGTGATGATCTCCTTCGGATAAAAATTGGTCAGGACAATTATAATATTCCTGGTGGTGGAGGAGGTAGTGGTACTGGATCACGTGGGCCTCAGGGACCACAAGGTCTTCAGGGACTTCAGGGAGATACTGGTCCTGCTGGTCCTCAAGGGATTCAAGGTACCAAGGGTGAAAAGGGTGAGAAAGGCGATAAGGGTGAGAAGGGAGATAAGGGCGATGATGGTGCTCCAGGTGGCCAAGGCCCACGAGGCTTGCGTGGACCTCAAGGTGCTGGTGGTGTTAAGGGAGATAAGGGAGATACTGGTGATCGTGGTTCACCTGGCCCTCAAGGTGTAGCAGGTCCTCAAGGGATTAAGGGTGATAAAGGAGATACTGGATCACAGGGACTAGCTGGTGAAAAGGGTGAGAAAGGTGATAAAGGTGAGAAGGGTGACGATGGAGAAAGAGGCTTAAGGGGTCTTCCTGGTGTTACTGGTCGTACTGGACCTCAAGGGATTCAGGGTCTTCAGGGAGAGAAGGGGGATAAAGGTGATAACGGAGCAGACGGAGCAGATGGGCAAGATGGAACAGATGGTAGAGATGGCAGCGATGCATCTGTCACTGCAAGAAATGTCATCTCCACTGTGTCAGGTACTGCTGGTAGTGGAAAGGTCGCTGTTTATACTAACAGTAATACTTGGACTTGGGCTGATGCTCCTTCTGGTGGCTCGTCAAGTCAAACGATTATACGTGAGGTGGTGGAAGTAGGGAGGATCACGCAGAAGGTTGGTACTTCTAGTGTGGATGTATCTTCTCCTACGTTCTTGGTAGCTACTGGTATTACTATTCCAACTACAGCCATGATGGCAATTAATGTTGGTAAGGACACGGCTGCTGGTTTTGATGATGCTGATTTATTTGTCTTTCTTTCATCACATCTTAAGGAGCTTACAGCTACTACAGCTGGGACATCTATTAGTATAGCTACAGCTGTGGCTGTATATGGAGCAGCAGGAAGAACATTCTTTATAGCAAGAACAGCAGCTAATGAGATCTTGGTTTCAAGTAACCGAGCTAATATTGATTTATTGCCTTTATCTGTTTATACGTTCAATGAAGTTTTAGATGTATCTACTGCTTTAAGTGCTGATGTTGATATTACTCGTGGTGATACGTTTAGGTCTACGGGTTTACAGATACCTAATGCATCTGTCTTAGCTTTAACACCTGGTAAGAAAGGTAGTAGTTCTTATCTGGATGTTAGTTTAAGGATGGTATTGCGTCAGGCTTTACTTGATCTACCTGCTGTTGGTGCTGGTGCTACGTCTTTACCTAACAATAGTTTGAATATCTTTACGGGTCGTTCTGATCGTTATTACATTGGTCGTAGTTCTACCAATGAGATCATGCTTGCAACGGGTAGTGCTAGTGTGGATTTGTTACCACTTACGGTTTATCCATTTGATATCAGGTTGATGTCTACTGGTTCTCAGATGATCAATGTGTTAGAGCACACGGTATTTTCATCATCGGGAATTCAGATACCAGACACTAGATTGATGGGTGTGAACTTTGGTAGGAGAGCTAATAATAGTAGGCCTGATGCTGATATTCATCTTATAGAAACAGCTGATATTAGGAGACTTACAGCTTCTACTGCAGGTCAGTTTGTTACACCTGTTACAGGTGAGATGGTTATTCACAGTACGACTAACCAATTCTTTCTAGGTAGGACGACTACTAATGAGATCCTTATTACGTGCTTAGCACAGGGTAATCTTGTTCTTCCTTTCACGGTTTATAGTGTTAATGATCTTCGTGGTGAGAAAGGTGAGAAGGGTGATAAAGGTGATGATGGTCAAGATGGTAGAGCTGGTATAGATGGACAACGTGGTCCTCGTGGTAACAGGGGTATACAGGGAGAGAGAGGATTAACAGGACCTCAGGGGATACAAGGTATTCAGGGTCTAAAGGGTGATGATGGTGAGGATGCTACTGCTGATGACATTAGATTTATTAGGGAGAAGTTAGATTCTATTACAAGGCAAGAGGACTTAGAGTTTTCTTTACCTCGTTCTTTGGTAGCTAATGGTCCTTGGAAATCTGAGATAGTCAGATCTGGTAGTGATTTGTTTTATTACTTGCTCTCTGGTAATGGACGCAATGTATATGTTTGGGATTTAGAATCAGCAACGAGTGTTGCTAGGGTTACATCTAGGGAGATCAATCTAGGTTCTACTTTCTACAGGGACATTTGTAGTGATGATGAGTATTTGTATGCTTCTTATGTTTCTGGTTCTGATTTAGCTATTAGGGTTTGGCGACTTAGTGATAGAGCTCGTGTTTCTAGTAGGGATTTTACTCTATCTGATCTTAAGCATAATTCTCAACAGTACTCTATATCTACTGACGGTAGATTTATTTTAGCTGTTGGAGAAATAACTGCTGTAGCTAGTGGTGTTCGTTATTACTCTTTTGATTTTGAGGGTAATAGAACGGATGATGTGCAGCAGTCTTCTGCAGCTGTTACAGATATTATTCTTAGTACTGCTATTGAGGGTAATACGTTCTTATCTTTGTATGCTCGTAGTGGAACACATTACATATCTGAGTTTAATGTTGAGGACGTTAGTCTCTTTGGAACTGCATTTAATTTAGATGCTGTTCAGCAGGGTGATTGGTCAGCTATCTCTGCTAATCAGGGTATTGTTTATCCTTATAATTTTAATGTGAATATCCACAAGCTATTTGCTTTTAAGTTTGAGGAAGTGATTGGTCTTGAGTTGAGGGGTGAGGTTGCTGAGTTTGCTCAGGGTGGTGAAGCAGCAGCTGGAACACCTGGTGCTAAAGGAGACAAGGGAGACAAAGGGGATAAAGGGGATAAAGGAGATAAGGGTGATCAAGGGATACAGGGGATTCCAGGTCCTCAGGGTATCCAAGGACTCAAGGGTGATAAAGGAGATAAAGGGGACAAAGGAGATACAGGTGCTAGAGGTCCTGTAGGTCCTCAAGGACCTGCTGGTTCTGGTGGTGGTGGTAGTGGAACTGGGACACAGGGTCCACAAGGACCAGAAGGACCACAAGGACCCAAGGGTGACAAAGGTGACAAGGGTGATAAAGGGGACAGAGGAGCTCAAGGTCCACAAGGTGCAACTGGTCCTCAGGGTCTTCCAGGTAATACTGGACCAACAGGTCCACAAGGACCAGAAGGACCAGCTGGTTCTAAAGGAGATAAGGGAGATAAAGGAGAGAAAGGAGAGAAGGGAGATAAAGGAGACTCAGGCACTAATGGAGAGCCAGGTGCTCCTGGGGCAGCAGGGGCACCTGGTGCTAAGGGAGACAAGGGTGATGCAGGTGCTGATGGTGCTAGAGGACCTGCAGGTCCACAGGGTCTTAGGGGTGAGACTGGTGCTCAAGGTCCTCGTGGTTTACGTGGTTTACCTGGTGCTAAGGGAGACAAGGGAGATCCGGGTAACAATGGTGCAGATGGAGCACGTGGTTTACCTGGTGCTAAGGGTGACAAGGGTGATACTGGTGCTAGAGGACCTCAGGGTATACAGGGACTTAGAGGAGAGAAGGGCGATAAAGGAGATAAGGGTGAAGCTGGTACTAATGGTGCAAGAGGTCCAGCAGGACCACAAGGGATACGAGGACTTAAGGGTGATAAGGGTGAGCCTGGTTTAGATGGAGCTGATGGTACTGATGGTACTAATGGTAGAGATGGATCTCGAGGACCACAGGGTATTCAAGGTCCTCGTGGTTTACCTGGTGCTAAGGGTGACAAAGGAGACATGGGTGATCGAGGCTTACAGGGTGAGCAAGGTGAGAGAGGTGAGAGAGGTTTAAGGGGTGCAACTGGTCCTCAGGGTGCACAAGGTGGACAAGGACCACAAGGGCCAAGAGGTTTACAGGGTACAAGAGGTGCAACTGGACCACAGGGTGGACAAGGACCAAGAGGCTTAACGGGTCCAACAGGTCCTCGAGGTAACCCAGGTAGCACAGGATCTCAAGGACCTAAGGGAGACAAGGGTGATACAGGTAATGCACCTTTAACTAGGGTAGCTAATGAAGCTGCTTATAATGCTATTAGTAGTAAGAGTTCAACGACTATTTATTGGTGGCCAGCTTAAATTATGGGCATAAGATTTGGCAGTAATAATCCTGGGAATAATCTCCGAGTAGGTACGGAGACTGTGGGAGCTATTGCTATAGGTGGTCAGGTGGCTTGGAGAGCTCCTTCTTTTGTTCTTTATATGATTGGTGCTAGCAATGATGCTTTGTATATCTTAGACACAACTACAGGTAGAGCCACGCGTGTTGGATCAGCTAGTCGATTTGGTGTAGCTGAGAATTTTCCTCAAGGGTTAGCTTATCACAACGGTCTTTTATACATGACTGGTTTTGGTAATGACGTTCTATACACCTTAGATTTAGATTCAGGAAGAGCTACTCGTGTAGGAACTAGTAGCATAGGAGATGGTTCACCTAGAGCCTTAGCATCTCACAACGGTACTTTGTACATGCTTGGTAATAGTGCTGATGCTTTATTTAGAGTAAACACAACTACAGGTGCAGGTACAAGGGTAGGAAGTTCTAACCGGTTTGGTTTAGGTTTGCGTATTCCCCAAGGTTTAGCTTCTCATAACGGTAACTTGTATATGGTGGATGGTCGTAGTGCTGCTTTATATAGGTTAAATACAAATAATGGTTCTGCTACCAGGGTAGGATCAGCCAATAACTTTGGTGTAAGTGAGACTAGTCCTACAGGCTTAGCTTCTCAAGACGGTACCTTGTACATGGTGGGTACTAATAATGATCGTTTATATAGACTAAATACATCCAACGGTATAGCGACAAGGGTTGGATCATTTTTACAGTTTGGTGTGAGTGAGACTGATCCTACAGGTATAGCTTCTGTTGTTGGCACTGTTACTACTCCTACGCCTGATCCTGATCCTCCTAGTGTTCCTTCTGTTCTTTATATGGTTGGTTATGGTAGGGAAATTTTATATACCTTAAACACATCTACTGGTGTTGCTACACGTGTAGGTTCTGCGACAAACTTTGGTGTAGGAGAAACATTCCCTACAGGCCTAGCTTTTCATAACGGCACCTTGTACATGGTTGGTAGTGATAATGCTTGGCTATATACCTTAAACACAACCACTGGCGTTGCTACACGTGTAGGTAGATCTTCACAATTTCGTGTAGGTGAGGAATCCCCTACAGGCTTAGCATCTCACAACGGTACCTTGTACATGGTTGGTTATACTAATGATGTTTTATACACCTTAAACACAACCACAGGTAGAGCTACACGTGTAGGATCTGCTGAAGGTTTTGGTGTAGGCGAAAGGGCCCCTGATGGTTTAGCATCTCACAACGGTACTTTGTACATGGTTGGTTCTATTAATGATGCTTTATACACTTTAAACACAAATAATGGTATAGCTAGACGAGTAGGATCTGCGACACAATTTGGTGTAGGGGAGATTAGTCCTGAAGGTTTAGCATCTCACAACGGTAATTTGTACATGATTGGTTCTACTAATGATGCTTTATACACTTTAAACACAACCACAGGTAGAGCTACACGTGTAGGATCTGCGACACAATTTGGTGTAGTGGAGAGTAGTCCTGGTGGTTTAGCTTCTGTTCCTTCTACTTAAAGGAGTCTTTTATGTTATCAGGTTTATTAACAGCTATCTCTGTTCTGTCATCAGGATATACCTTTGCTAAAAGGGTCATGGATGATACTAAGAAGAATAGGCCTGAGGCTTATGCGAAGCTTAAGAAGGTACCAAGGAGTCAGCGACGTGCTTTCTTAGATAGGGAGCTTGTTGATCATGCTAAGCATGAGGCTAAGAAGGAAGTACTTCGTGAGTTAAAGGATGAGTATAAAGCGGAGCTTCGTAAGCAGATGTTAAAAGAGCTTGAGATTGAGGCACAAGATAAGGCATGGGATAATGTCAAAGAAGTTCTTTCTAAGGAGAAGCAACAGCTAGAGAATCTCAAGAGGATCCAAAATGACAAGGGTATTAGTAGGAAATGAGTAGCCTCATCTCTGACATCTATAAAGAGATAACAGGTAAGAAGCTAACTTCTTTAGCTTTGGGGCTTATTCTTCTTGTGGGTTCATCCTGGTATTACATTGCTACTGATAAACTTGAAGAGAACCAGGAAATTTTGATACAACTTAGCACTGACTACTCCATGCTTATGGAAAAGTTGGTTGATAGTCACAAGCAGATCATGATATTACAGATTGAGGTTGAGACATTAGAGGCTAAGGTGTTAGATCTTCAGGAGAAGATTGATAACTTAGACGAAAGAGACAGGACGGAGTTCAACAAGCTTTTAGAGAAGATTTATAAACACCCACATAATAGGACAGCACCATGAGAACCTTCCTTACTATACTGATATCCTTTCTAGTTTCTCTAGCTTTTCTTTTTATCATTTCTAACCTCACAGCTTTTTCTCAACAGATAGACACATGGACTACCAGCCAAACTCAACAAACCAAGACCTACACCTATGAGCACGATCTATCTAAGCGCTACTATCTCAACAAGGGCACAGTACGATGGGATAGGAAGAGCTTACAGAAGTGTGCTGATCTTATGGAAGCTGAGACTCACACTTGTGACACAGCCATTGTTTCTGTAAGAGACCGTAGGACAGAGAACTTTCTCTACTTCTTAGTGTCGTGTACGTGTGAGGAATTATATCAATTTGACATTGATGAAGGGGTTACTGATGGATAATAGAGGATATATACCTTCTCTTCGTGATGTTAAAGGCGTGACGCATGAGATAAGACGTATAAAGAGGGATTTAGCTCGTTTGATGACGGAGCTAGATTGTTTGTTAAGCGTAGTGAAAGATTTAAAACCAGAGGATTTAAAACCAGAGAAGAAGGGAGTTACTGATGGGTGATAGGGGACATTTCCCAACTATTGAAGATGTATTAACTATGTTAGAAGCAATGACTAGAGATCTTAATACTATAAAGAAACATAATGAGTATCGAGACAGAGAGTTAGGTGAGCAACGTAGAAAGCAATTAGTAAAGGATAGAGAGAATAAG